CTAACTGAAGCCCAGCTTGTTCTTGAAGCTCACTAATCCTTCGGTTTGCCACTTCTTATCTACATAAAAGCCTTATACTAATTATAGATTGCTAATCTTACGCTACTGATTTACTTTAATTTCTATCTTAGGTAATACATTAGTAGCAAAATTCCAACTTGCTTGAATTCCAAATACTAATCCACACGAAATAATAAAAACTACAATGACTTCAGCTACTGTAAGGTTTCTTCTTACATAAACAACTTCTGGTTGTTGAACAGATTGTCTTTGTTGAGTTATTTGTTGTATGGCTTGTTGCCGAGCCATCATTTTCATTTCCTCTAATTGCTCTGGAGTAATTTGATTTTGAGGCTGTTCTTGATTAGTAGGTAATTGTGAATCCATTTGGGCAAAACATTCATCGTTACATTAGCATCTAATAAAAGGAAATGCTTATTATGAAGTCTGGGATTCGTAAAGGTTTAGAAGATATTGCATGGGAATTAAAAGGAGTAAAAAATATACTTTCTGCTATTTGGCATAGTCGTTATGCTAAAGGAGAAACAGATATATTAAATCCAGAAGCTTTTGCTGATGAATATATTTCTACAGAAGAATGTGCTCGAAGACTTGGTATTTCTGATCAAACTATTAGAAATTGGATGGCACTTGGACGTAAGACTCCAGAAAAAGGATGGATTGAAGGAATCCATTATGTAAATGCTTCACCTAATCCTACAAAAAAAGCAATTATTAGAATCCCGTGGAATCAACTAGTACAGTCATTTGCAAAAAATCGCAAAATGGAGAATCAGGATTATCGCAAAAAAGCTTCTCCTATGTACAAATCCACAAGCATTGGCAAGTTGGGGTGATGGCTCATCGTTTTAAAAATGTTGATATTTCTAAAGTAACGCTAAGAAATTATGCTGATTTATTACCTACTTCATTAATAAAACAAGTTGAAATTTTTATTCCTCCTAATGGCTCATTTGATAGTGCTTGTTTAAGAAGATATTTAGAACATGTAAAAAATTACGAGGAAGAAGATGCTAATTCTAATATGACATTAGCTAATCGTTTAAGACTAGCTTTTAAAGATATGACTCCTGATACTATTTGTGGAAAATTTCCTCAAGCTGAACTACCTTTAAAACGAAGACTTCGTTGCGTAGCAGAATATCTGATACGTTCTGGAGAATTTGATAAGGTAAGAGATGAAGATGGAAAACTTGTTAAAAAACGTGGAGTATTAGGAAAGATGGTTGTGTTATATCAACCAATGCCAAAACTTTTAGAATCACTTTCTCGCCAAGGATTATTAGAAAAATGAACAGAAGAGAACGCCTTTTAGCATCAATCATTGGTCCAGAAATGGATGAAACCAAAGCAAAGATGTTAGACACTACCATACGATTTATTCTTGGCGATATGGGCCAACAATATATAAAGATGTGGAAAGCAGAAGGTCCAGGAGTAATGGTCTTTCAACCATTAAACAAAGAACGTTCGATGTTCTTTTTAACATTAGAAGAATTAAATGCTGCTAAAGAAGATTCAGAACGAAATAATAAAGATGATTTAGTAGAAAGTTTTAGAAGAATATTAGAAGCAGCACAAAAAATAAATCCAGAAGAAAAAGCTGCTTATGTGATTAATGATCAAGAAGGTATGAGATATTTTGAAATTGATTATAACGAAATTAATGACAAACCAGATTTAGCACCTTGTTCAATTGAGTAATGGCTATTCACGATATTACGAAACGTCGTGAAGATTTAGAGTTGATTACTAATTATGATTTAGTTGCTTCTGCTCATGCATTATTAGAAGGAATTGAATTAGATGTAGCAAGTTCTAAAACTGCTAATAATTATGTTGAAGCTGAGAATTATTTTACTCCTTCTGATGATGGACTAAATTCTCAACAATGGTTTGGAAAAGTTTATTTATTTCCACCCAGAGGTGCTTACTTTTGGGATAAAAAAAATGATAAATGGAAAATGACACGAGCTTCTTCACCAAGTTTAACTTCTTCTCATGCAGTTTGGTTTAGAAAATTATATAACTCATGGTTATCAAATGATATAGAACAAGGTTTATATTTTACAAATTGTCCAGACATGATCCGATATGAACAAAAGATTTTTGATTTTCCTATCTGTATATTAAAAACTGCTCCATTATTATTGAAAAATACAAGTGCAGGTGTTAGTAAACATAAAACATGTACTTCATTTTTGGTTTATTTACCTCCTATTCATAATTCAACAGAAATGACAGAAAGATTTATTGGAATATATTCTGAAAAAGGTCGCATTTTGTGTTGACATATTTATACTAAAAAAACTGAGCAAAAAATTATGAGCATTCTTTCTGACTGGGAAATCAAAGCTTTATCTTTGGGAGATAAGTTAATTGAACCATTTGTTGATCATGTAGTTAAAGAAGAAAATGGACATAAAATTCTTAGTTATGGATTGGGATCTTATGGTTATGATATTCGTTTATCGCCTACAAAGTGTTTAATCTTTGGTACACCTTCAAGAGGAGATTGCGATCCAAAGAAATTTAATCCTGAAATATTAAAAGAAACTGAACTAAAAGAAGATGAAAGTGGAAAATACTTTATTATTCCTCCATATGGATATGCCTTATGTGTTGCTCATGAACGCTTATCTTTACCAGAAGATATAACAGTTATTCCAGCTGGTAAATCTAGTTATGCACGTTCAGGAATACATTGTAATATTACACCTGCAGAAGGCGGCTGGGAAGGATATTTAACTTTACAAATTAATAATGCAACTGGATTATTTAATCGTATTTATGCAAATGAAGGAATCATTCAGTTATTATTTTTCCGTGGTAAGTCTTGTATGGTTAGTTATAAAGATCGTAAAGGAAAATATCAAGATCAACCAAAAGATGTTGTTTATTCAAAAGTTTAAAATCCTCTACCAAAAGAAGGTTTTGGCTTATGAGCATATTCAGTAGAACCTGCCCCTGGTGGACCAAAGTTTCTTCCTCTTAAACTTGGTAACTCAACGCCTGATATTGCAGCTTTTCCAACAGGAGTTTTACCTCTAATAGAAGGTTCAGAAATACCTGTACTTTGTTTATATTTACCTGCGGCACGAGCAGCTTTCATAAACTTAGAAACTCGTCCTTGTTTATTATTGACATCTAAATCATCACGAAGATCGGGATCTACCCTACGTAAATCTGTATCATAAATTCTCTCAGGATTTAAATCCGATACTTCACTTCCAGAAGTAGCTGAATCCTTTTGAGGATCGTAGGTAGAGCTATACAAACTTGCCATGATAATATTGTAAAAGGAATACATCAAGACTTAGATATTCTCATGGCTGGCTACTCTTCACAAAGTAAGTTCTTAGGTGACTTTGTTAAAGATGAATTAGATTGTGCATATTTAGATATGCAAGATTTTGGTGCTCCTATAGATAATGAAAATAATGACGTTCCACTCTATGATCAATATAATCGTGGATTAACTGCATGCGAGACAGGGATGGACAGAAGGAATTTAACTCTAGAAGGGGAGAAGAGAGACAAAAGCCAAAGAATGGGATTGACAGGTTACATTCCATCAATGGAGGAAGCGGAGCAATATCCAGGTTCATCTCCAAAATCTCCAAAGTTGCTGATAGCACTGGGATCTCCGTCAGAGAAAATGAAAAAGGAATCCTTGATGAGACGTGGCTTGAGCCGATAGACGAGACATCTCCTAAAATGCGTATGGCTGGTCCAGAAGCAGAAAAACAAGAAGTCTCTAATATTGGAAAAGATATTGAGTTGCTAAGAGATAAAACTGTAAACGAAGTAAATGATTTAGCATGGAAAGAAATTACTGATTTTATAACTAAACGTATGGACGAAAAGGATACACATCTTCATCAGTTTGATAATGTAGATCGACCTATTCATTATGCAGCTGGATCTATTGAATGTATTGATGCAATTGAAGCTCAGTTAAGTGCAGAAGAATTTCGTGGTTATTTAAAAGGAAATATTATTAAATACATTTGGAGAGAGAAACACAAAGGTAAAATTGAATCTTTAAAAAAAGCACTATGGTATTTAAATAGATTAATTAAACCTAATTAAGCAGGAGTAAAAGGATCTTC